GCGCAGACCGCGGACGGGGCGGTGAAGCTCCGCCAGGTCGGTGCCCTCTCGATCGAGGGCATCTGGGACGAGCTCGGCTGGGACGAGGCCCGCAAACAGCAGGAGAAGGCCCGGCTCGCCGAGGAGGCGACCGACCCGGTGATCCAGTCGATGATGGACAAGCTCAGTGGTTCCCAGGTCGGTAGCTGATCTGTACGCCGCGCAGCAGCGTCGGACGGCGGCGGCGATTCTCGCAGCCCGCGGCGAATGGTCGAAGCTGTCGAAGCCGGACGATTTCGGCCGGATCGCGAACCGCCTGCTGGCCCTGGTCATGTCGGCGCAACTCGGCTCCGCCCGCGACGGTGCCGCAATGGTTCCGGCGGCGCTGGCCGAGACCGGGTACCCGGAGCGGTCGCTTGCCCGGGTCAACCCATCGGCGTTCGCCGGATGGGCCTCCGACGGCCGGTCGCTGGAGTCGCTGCTGTGGCTCACTCCCAGCATCGCCCAGGACGCCGGCATGCAGATACCGGTGCAGATGGCCGCGGGTCAGAACTTCCTGGACCTGCTGCTGCAGCGGCAGATCTCCGACGCCGGCCGCGGCGCTGCCGGGGTGGCGATCACCGCGACCCGCAACACCGGCTGGGTGCGATACGTGAACCCGCCGTGCTGCCAGCGGTGCGCCATCCTCGCCGGACGCGTCTACCGATTCAGCCACGGCTTCCAGCGCCACTTCCGGTGCGACTGCCAGATGCGGCCCGTCTCCGACCGGGAACCACCCGACGGCTACACCGAGACCGTCAGCCTCGACCAAATCCACGACCTGACCGACGCGCAACGCCGCGCCGTCGAGGACGGCGCCGACCTGAACCAGGTCGTCAACGCCTACCGGGAACGCATGTCCGGCCGGGACAAGATGATGACCACCACCGAGGGCACCACTAGACGCGGCTGGGCGTCCCACGTCCGCCGGTCGATCGATACCGAGCGCGGCACCGCAACCGTCGAGACGGTCGCACGGAGCCATGGCACCCGCAACGTGGCCCGCACCCCACGGCGCCTCACTCCAGAGGCCATCTACCAGCAGGCCGGGGACGACCGCCAGAAGGCGATCCGGCTGCTCACGGAGAACGGCTACCTCGTCGGAGACCTGAGGTCGCTGGCCCGGTCCGTCGCATAGCTTCCCGTCCACGCGATGTGGGCGGGCAACCAACCGAGCGATTCGGAGAAACCCTACATGTCCCAACCACTCACCTTCACCCTGCCCGAGATCTCCGCCGAAGACTTCGCCGCGATCAGGGCGATCCACCAGGGCCTCGCCGGCTTCCGAATGATGGCCGACGAGCCTGCGAAGGACGATCCGAAGCCTGACCCCAAGCCGGAGCCGGACAAGCCGGAACCAAAGCCGGACGATCCGCTGAAGGAGCCCGGGCTCAAGGCTCTGCAAGCCGAGCGCGACGCTCGCGCCAAAGCAGAAGCCGACCTCGCCGCCCTGCGTAAGCAGGTCGAGGATGCCGGCAAGACCGCCGAGCAGAAGGCCGCCGACGATCTGAAGGCGACCACGGCCCGCGCCGACGGCGCCGAACTGAAGGCGCTCAAGTACGAGGTCGCCGCCGACAAGGGCATCGACCTCAAGCTCGCCGGCCGGTTGAACGGTTCGACCAAGGCCGAACTCGAAGCTGACGCCGACAACCTCAAGGCACTGCTCGGCGCGAAGCCAGGCAGCCCGAAGCCCGACTCTTCCCAAGGCAAGGGCGGCGACGGGGTGAAGGCGACCGGCGTGGCTGCCGGCCGGGACCTGTTCAGGGACACCCATCCCACCAAGACCACCTGAGAAAGGAAACCTCCATGCCTCGCATGAAGACCGAACCGTTCGGTGGCGGAGACCAGTCGTGGATCAGCGCCGGAGCCCCCGGCATCCACACGGCCAGGACCGAGATCGTGGACATCTCCACGTTCACCGCCGGCACCCACTACCCGAACGGCTACCTGCCGTCCGGCCTGCCCGTCGCCAAGGTTGGCGGCGTCCTCGTCCCGTACGACGCGACCGAGGGCACCACGACCGGAGCCGGAGTGCTCGCCGGGTTCATCCTGACCGACCAGCCCGTCGTCGGCGCCGCCGACTTCGGCGCACCGCTGTACGACAGCGGCCGGGTCGTGACGGCGAACCTGCCGATCAGCTTCACCGCCCCCGCCGCCGCGGCCAAGAAGGCCGCCACGACCATCGTCTTCGTCTGAGAAAGGGGTCTGAACCATGGCTCTGTGGACCGACCTGATCGACCCGGCAACCCTGACCGGGTACATCCGGGAGTCGATGACCGCCATCGAGAAGCGGAAGGGCTCCCTGGCCCGCTACCTGCCCAACCGGACCGTCCCGAACATCGTCGTGCGATTCGTCGCCGGCCAGTTCGGCCTGGTGCCCGAGGCGCAGTTCCGGGCCTACGACGCCGCCGTCAACGTCGGCAAGAAGCCGTCCGGCAAGCGGGTGACGCTCGAACTGCCGCCGATCGGCCAGGAGCTGATCGTCGGCGAGTACGACCAGCTGCGCACCCGGAACGCGCCCGACGACGCGATCCTGAAGGAGATCCTGAACACCGCCTCCCGGGTCGCGACCGCCGTCGCGGACCGCATGGAGCGGCTGCGCGGGATCGTCCTGCGGACTGGCATCGCGACCATCCCCGAGCTGGCCACCGCGGATGATTTCGGCCGTGTCGGCGGGCACACCGTCACCGCAGGCACTCTGTGGTCCTCGGCCACGTCGGTGTCCCGGCTGACCGACCTGCAGACGTGGTGCGACACCTACGAGGCCACCAACGGGGTCGCTCCCGGGCAGATCGTGATGTCGCGGCGCGTGCTGCGCGTCATGGCCGCCGGCGACGAGTTCAAGCTGTCCCTGGTGGGTGGCGGTTCCCGCCCGGCCACGGTGGGTGATGTCAACGCGATCGTGGAGGCCGCCGGCCTGCCGCCGATCGAGGTGTACACCCGCAAGACGGCCGCCGGTGTTGTGCTGCCGGACAACGAGCTTCTGCTCCTGCCTGCACCGGTCGACGCGAACGCGTGGGAGGACACCGAACTCGGCGCGACCTTCTGGGGGCAGACGCTGTCCAGCCAGGAAGCCGAGTGGGAGATCGAGGACGCCGAGCAGCCGGGCATCGTGGCGGCCACGTTCCGTTCCGAGAAGCCGCCGATCATCGCCGAGGTCGTCTCCGACGCCATCGGCATGCCGGTCCTCGCGAACGCGAACCTGTCGCTGAAGGCGACCGTCCTGTCCTGACGGATACAGAGGGCCGGGGCACACCCGCCCCGGCCCTCACCCGAGGCAACCCAACACTGAACTGGAGGAGCACGTGAAGATCCGCAGCGATCTCGAAGGTGTCGTCACCGCCTACACCGAAGACGGTCATGTCGTCACCCTCATCGCAGGCCAGGACGTCCCCAACAACGTCACCGTCGGCGAACACGTCACCGAGCGCAGCACCGCGGAAGCGGCCGACACCGACCCGCTGGCCGCACTCAAGCTGCCCGAGCTCAAGGCGTACGCCACCGAGCGCAGCATCGACCTCGCCGGCGCGTCGAAGAAGGACGACATCCTGGCAGCCATCCGGGCCGCCGAACAGGACTCCGCAGCAGCCACAGGCGACGCCGATACCGGCGCCGACCAGAACTGACCACGAGGGGGTGACCCATGGTGACAGTGACGGTGGACGAGGTGCAGACGGCCGTGGGTCGCACCCTCACCACGGAGGAACGCGCGCAGGCGGCGCTGTGGATCACCGACGCGCCGACGATCATCAGACACGGGCCCGACGGAACCTCGAACCTCGACCTGGCCAGCCTCGACCCCGATGCCCTCAACCTGGTCGTCCGTGAATCGGTCTCCAACCGAATCAAGCGGCCCGACTCGGCCACCCAAGTCTCGGTGAGCGTAGACGACGGCCAAGTGTCCCGCACCTACGAATCCGGAACCGGGCAACTCGAAATCCAACCGTGGATGTGGAACATGCTCCTACCTGCCGCGAGTGGCGGAGCGTTCACGATCAGGCTGGACCATGCTCGGCGATGAGATCGCCCGCACCCTGCCCGTCCTGCGCGCCCAGGCCGAGTCGATGATGTTGGACACGATCACTATCACCCGTCCGGGCGCTGTCACCACCGATCCCGCAACCGGGCAGGTTGTAGCCGCAGGTGAGCCGGTCTACTCGGGCAAGGCCCGCTGGAAGCCGGCCACGTCGCAGGCCACCACCACCGACACGGCGGGAACGGCCGTGATCTCCAGCACTCCGGGCGAAGTGCACGTTCCCACCAGCACCCCGTACGTGCCGCAGCCGGGAGACGTGATCGTCTGCACGGCCAGCACCCTGAACCCGCATCTGGTGGG